GACATAACACTTCTAAAATGGTCAGCATTCTTTTGAGGAACATATATATCAATATCAACCGATTTAGCATCAGCATATTGATCAAGTGATTTTAATATAAATCCACCACTAATAATCGCTTTACTAATGTATAAACTTCTATTTATAAAATTTATTATCTCATTTTCTAAAGCAGGTGTTGGTTCACTATCTTTATGATCAAAGAATTTTATAATCTCTTTTTTTACTGGTTCTACAGCTTCTGGTACCTCAACTATACCTTTTACATTCTTAAATTTAATACTTTCGCCTGCGACAGACTCATTTGTCCACACTGTCTTATCAATTAAATAATCTAATCTAGCCTCCATAACTGGTTTAAGTTCTAAAGGGGTTATATCTAAAATTGTTTGACGATTTGGAACAATTAATGTCTTAATTTGTTCATCAATATCGGTGTCTGTTAAACTTCCAAAAATTTTGGATGCTTCTGGCGCATTTTTCTTATCTCTCATTGTATAAATTTCTGTAACAAACTTACCAAAAGGCTTCTTACCGCCAGTTGCTTTAAACATAAATGTACCTCCATTATCAATACGAACAGCGGGGGTTCCGTTGCTAGGAACTATAATATTATCTTCATGTAATCCAATAACATCCCAGTTCGCAATAAGTGCGTCAACTATAAATCCCTTTTGAAGCTCAGCTTTTGCTTTTTCATACTTTGATTCTCCTTTTGACTCTCCTCCTGGTATTTCAGCTTTATTAATTTCTTTAAGAGTCGGGCCATCAATATATTCAAGAATTAATGATTTAGCAGCTACATCCAACTTATGCTTAGGAACAGGAATACCAACTGCTTCGTATATATCATTCGCTAATGCTTCCATTTTCACTTGTTCAAACCCACCTTTACCTTTTTTGGCACTTTTAACTACCCATTTTGTATCCGTACTATTCTTATACAGTTCTGCCCCAGTTGAGCCTGCTAAATTACTAATTTTCTTATTTTGAATATTAGTAAAATTAGGAGGTATTGATGCCATCTTATTATATATTTAGAATATTGTGCTAACAACAAACTATCGGCGGGCACATCCGAATGTAAAGAGAATTGAATATTAATGTGTTAGTATGGTTCGCAGTAGTTTACCTGAGGCAGAAACGGCATGTCTTCATCCAGAAATAGAAGAAGCTATGCTAAAATGGCTTAAAACGCGGACTCACCCCGCGTTTCTTCTAATTGGCTCACCTGGTGTGGGTAAAACAACGATGGCATATCGTATTTGTAAACAGGCCAAATATTGGATTCAGGAATTTAATGCCAGTCATACCCGCACTGGTTCCTCTTTTCGTCAAACAATTATGCCCCTCCTTATTGAAACTGGTGTGTCAAAATGGATTCATCCTGAAACTCCCAATGGACGCGCGGTGTTATTAGATGAAATGGATGGATTATCGCAGGGAGAGAAAGGGGGGCTTCAAGAATTACTTGATTATCTAAAGTCTAAGAGAAATTTCTCAGATGATTGTCCACTAATTCTAATTTGTAATATTTTGGAAGGCAGGATTATGCAACAACTACTAAAATACTGTAGCGTTCATTATGTCTCTATGCCTAAGAAGGATAAACTAATAGAATTCTTTAAAAAGGATATTCCTGATCATTTATATCAATTGGGTGATATTCGCAAGGTTTCTCAAAGTTTGATTTATAATGATAAAAATGCTCATTACTCTTTAGGAAAAGAAGAAAGTTTAGATAAAAATATCCATGTGGCAATTAGAGCTGCGTGGTTTACTTTATTTGAAAATTGGGGAGAAAATGATGAATTAGATCTTGAAACTAAGGATGCGAATCTTGCCGGCCTGTTATTTCATCAAAATCTGCCCCTATTTTTGGAGAAAGTTCCATTTGAAGTATATGAGGAAATTCTTGATTACTTGCGGTGGAGTGATAGAGCCGATTTCTGGGCTTTCTTTCATCAATGTTGGAATCTTCTCCCCCTTTCCTATCGCTTAAAACTAAAATACCCCAATCTTTATTTACAACGGTTTGAAAAACCAAGCAAAATTCCAGAATGCTCAGAGCTACAATATACACTTGTATTAACTAAACAATCTGCGCTTTTTAATGCTTGGAAGGAAATGAATCGTGTTTCAAATGAGAACAATATTCCTTTTCGCTGTGTAACACAATGGGCAACACATCAAACAGGTAAATTATATGATACTCTGGGTGTTAAACTTGAATCTCAGACTTCAGATGAATTATCTTCAGAGGCTCTCGTCGCCCAATCCGTTGTGCCGCCTGTATTAAAACCTGCTTTAGTTCGCAAACGGGCAGTTCGTGGAAAAAAATCAGATGCGAAGTAGTTGATAATGATAATCCCCTTATTAAATCAATATTTGATACAAATATTATATTAGTCTTATCCTCTTGAAAATTTTTTACTGTTTTAAGTAGTGAAAATAGATTGCTTTCTATTCTTTCTGCTTTTAGTCCTAATCTGTCAATTTCATCAAATAATTGGTAATATATATTGTCAAATGATGAATATATTATAAATTTACCATTTCTATTTTGATTTAATATATCTAGACATACCTCCGTTTTATTTTTTGATAGTATTTTATTTTCCTCTGTTAATTCCTGTAAACAGCAAATATTTTCAACTGATAAATCATCCCTACAAGTTGGACATCTATGACTCGTTATCATATTTCTTAATACACACTTACCACAATATAAATTATAACAGCATCCCACAATTGTGGGATATTCAGCGGGCTCTAAACAAATCATACACTCACCATCCTCTACTTTTCTTCTTATGAGTGAATGTTTTACTAAAGGCGCAGTTGTTAAATATTTATCTATATTCTTAAATTCTACACTTAGACTCTGAAAAATATTTGGAATTTTATAAGAAGTTATAGTTGGTTCCATATTTCTAGCCAAATAGTAACTTATTAGTGAATTTAAACTCATGTTTGGACGACATTGTAATACATCTTTTATTACTGGTGGTAAGTTTATATTTCTATAAATTAAATCTGTAAAATTTCTTAAAACAATGCATCCTCTATTTTGATGGAAAAATGGTAAATAATCCTTAAAAAATGAGGATGATGCTAAATGACCCTCATAATTTGGTGAAGAGGAATCAACTAACCAACTTTCTAGTTCTTTATTTAATAATACTCTATCTCTTAGAAAATATAAGCTGTTTTTAACTATTGACGCATTCTTTAAAATTAGTGGGATCCAGTTATTTGTAACAAGCCATAAAAACTGGAATTTTAATGGGGGATCGGATGAATTTATATATATAGCAGATGCTTCATCAATTACAACATTATTCCATTGAATACCATGCTCTTGTGCGTATTCTTGTACGAATTTATAGCACTTATTTGTTGTTAATACAAAATTGCTATTTATCATATTCTGGGCCAAATCTCCACCTGCGCGTATAAGCCGTTTTGTTTCAATCGCAATATATCTACCTTTTGTAGCATCGCCGTTAATACAAATTGATGTATGTTGCGCAATTTCTTGTCGCCACTGATTAAATAAACTATGCGGCACAATAATCAAATTAGTTGATAATGCGTCAGATAATTGATATAATTCATGTGAGAAGAAATACTTGGATGAATTATTTGTTAATTCACATGTTATTCTTGGAAATGTTGCCACTTGTGATGCTAAATATGCTAAAATACTTAGTGTTTTTCCTGTACCTGCTGGATCACCAATTACTCCAAGTTTTCCATTTATTGCTTGATTACCTAGTAAAAACCCCCTGGTCATTTTATCGCGATATATATGCATTCCATTTACTAGTGTTGCCTGGTGCGGAAATAGCGGCGTCTTAATTACTGACGCAATGGCCGGTGTTTTTCCTGGTATGATTGTATTATTATACGCTGTATTTAAAACATTTAATTTTTCATATAAAACCCCTTCTTCCATTCTATCCTAATTATTATTTCTTTATTAATAAGCTTTAGGCTAGGCAGTTATAATGATAAATAAAAATCTCGTATCTTCTTTTCCTTAACTAGATCTTCTAATTTGTGCGGGCATTCTTTAAACTTTGATTGAAATGTTTCTAGTTGTGCTAAATGCTCCTCTCTTAATTCGCTCTTATCTACAGTATTATCTGTGTGACATATAACTAGGATTGTACTTAGAGGATTTAATTGAATCATGGGGTGTTTAAACTCTTGAAGAAAAGTGCCTTCCTCTGCTTTTGTTACAAACTCATCATATTTGTGCGTATCTGAATATGATTTTCTCCACGCCATTGTTCCATTTGTAGCATGGTTATTATGATATGGTCCAATTGTATATATCTTTTTTGTATCAAGATAATACATGTTCATTTCTGAACTTCCTGCTATATTTATTTTGGGATTATTTTTAAAGGCTTCTATTACACTAGATACTCTATCTGGTGGATAATAGTCATCATCATCCATTGCGATAATTATAGCTCCTTGTGCTAGTTTATTTAAGGCATTTCTTTTTGCGCCGATTCGCATCTTTTCATCCTTGCGAATATATCTAATATTTGGTATAGTTTTTGCGGCTTCTGTAAATAAATCTTCTACTTTATTGCGACCATCATCCATAATTAGCCATTCTATTTTTTCCTTTGAATATGTCTGGTTTCTATATATATCGATTAATGTTGGAATAAACATACGACGATTATATGTTGGTGTTACAACAGACACTTCTATCATTTCTATTATTAATATATTTACATATTTTATATCCTTTATTTTAGGGGTGCTACTGGCATTACTGGTTCTACTGGTACTACTGGTGCTACTGATACTACTGGCGTTACTGGAGTTACTGGTGCTACTGGTGTTACTGGTACCAGTGGTACAGCTGATACATTTAATTTAGATGTAATTGATAAATCATGTAGAGTTTTTAGTAATTTTATTTCTATTTTTTCAAGTTGTTTAGAAAAAAATGGTAAATTCTTAACTTTATCTAAATCTTTAAATGACTCTTTTAAATCTTTTAAATATGCCTCCATTGTTTTTGGAATCTCGGCCTCAGAAATAGCCGACTTTGGATATGTAAAAGGATATAAAAAGAATCTCAAAAATGATGATTCTGGTTTATACATAGTTATTGGAAGTAATGCGTAAATTGTTGGCATAATTATAACCTTATCAGTTCTATCGGTCATATTATTAATATAATAACTGTATCCACCTTTTAAAATATAGTAAAATCCTAATATAATACACAAAGGTGTCATAAAACAACAAACTAAAAATGTAAAAATGAAAAATATAATACGTACTGGTACAGTGTATACAATCATTTCATTTGCTACAATCATAGCCAACATAAGCGCCACAAATGGAAAAAATATTATTCTAATAATTTGTGTAGTGTGATTTATAATTTTATTGAAAAATCTTTTAGCATTAAATTGATTTGGATTAGATTTAGTAGTATCAACCGTAGTATTAATTTTAGCAGCAGCAAGTTGTTTCTCCTTTTCTTCTTTATTTTTAGCTCTTTCTGCGGCATATTTCTCAGCATTAGGGTCTGATACAGCATTATTAATTTTGTATGAAACTAAATTTTTAAATTTTGTAAAAATAGATTCATCGCCTGTATTATCAGACATTCTAAATCCGTTGACGAATTTAATATAGCCAATACATCACACATTAGAGCATATCTATATGTTAAAGAGTGATTATAGCGCATATTTGAGACCACCCGTGCCGCCAGATACATTAACCCAGTTCAAGTTCTCAACATAAATTGTAATATTGTACAGATAAAATGAATTTGGTGGTAATGGGAATACATTTAAATCAACTTGAAATAATCTAATACGACTGCTATTAATTGTACCATCAGGCTGAGTTGTCGGTGAATGAAGACAAAAAGGATACACCAGTAATTCGGGATCTGGTATACCTGTCAAATACTTCCAAGGTACT